ATGAAACCCATTATTTTGAGGACCCAGACCCGCACTGATGAGTGCATCGGCACCGTCCGGCTCACCCCGGAGGCGGAGAAAGTTGTCCGGCGGCTCCGCTTTAAGACCGGCTTGCCCATCCGCCAGATTGTTTCTGAAATCATCGTCCAGGCGGAAAGCCTCATTGACATCTCCGGGGACGATGATGAGGACGAAACCGACCAGTAAGGAGGACATACCAATGAAAACCGCTATTTTGAACATCGCCCCCGGTAAGGCCGTGGACTACCACGGAGAGCCCTGCCTGGTGCTGGAGCACCGCAAGGACGGCACCCTCATGCTGCACCTGGACCAGATGACCCACGCCTTTGGCAGCTCCAACAACTTTGCCGCCAGCTCTCTCCGGTCCCATCTCAATGGCCCCTATCTGCGGAGCCTCACGGATGGCAACCCCGATGAGATCATCACCCGCACTGTGGACCTCACCGCTCTCAACGGCTCCAAAGAGTATGGCACTTGTGAGTGCAAGGTGGCCCCGCTCACTCTGGATGAGCTCCGCAAGTACCATGACATCATCCCCCTGCCGGAGAGCTTTGAGTGGTCCGTCACCCCCTGGAGTACCCCGGAAGTCAATGAGGATGACAAGTGGGTGATGGGGCTGAACTCCGATGGCAACATCTACGACAGCTACTGCAACTACTCCGTCGGGTCCCGCCCCGCTTTCCTCATTCCCTCCTCCCTCACCGTGGAGGCTGAGGACACCAACCCCCTGGAGCAGTACAGCACCCGTGAGCTGGCGGAGGAGCTTTTCCGCCGCATCGCCAACTAAGGGGTGAGCTCCATGTCCGCCCATGAAACAACCCGGAGGACCGCCAAGCGCAAGCGCCGCCGCAATTATGGCCCGGTCATCATCCTGGCGCTTGTGTGCGCCGCTATTTTCGCCGCCGGTTACTGCATGGGGGTGAGAGCCGCCGACAAAGCGGCCCTCACTCTCCCGGAGCCGGTCCTGGAAAGCATCAACACGCCTGAGCCCACCGCTGAGCCCAGTGCGGCCCCCTCCACGGAGGAGGCCCTCTGGCGGGATGACATAGTGACAGGCGGCAACCTCCTGGACCCTGACCTCCAGGTGACCATGCAGGCCTGTTGTGAGGAGTACGGCGTCCCCTATGCTCTGGCGCTGGCCGTGGCCGATGTCGAGAGCCGCTTTGACCCGGACGCCACCAGCAGCACCAATGACTACGGCCTCATGCAAATCAACAAGGTCAATCATGGGTGGCTCCTGGAGCAAGGAATTGACCCCATGACGCCAGCCGGGAACATTGAGGCCGGTGTCCTGTTCCTCTCTGACTACCTCACCGCCTACGGGGACCCGGAAATGGCCATCATGGCCTACAACTGCGGCCCCTCCGGTGCTCAAAAGCTGTGGGCCTCCGGTACATACCACACGGAGCACTCCAGCAAGGTCATGGACCGCTTTGACTACTGGACAAGCATTTTGGAGGAATGAGCCATGCCGTATTACTGGACCTGTCCCTATTGTGGGGCCAACCTGGACCCCGGAGAGAAATGTGATTGCCAAGAAAACACAAAGGAGGATGACATCCATGATGGAAATGAAAATCACCGTTGAGGCTCCCGATCTGGCCGCCTCTATCTTGAAACTGGCTGAGGCCATCGCCTCTGGCCCGGACCCGGCGCTGCTCATCCCGGATGAGCCGCTGCCTGTTTCCGCCTATCCCACTACGCCCGCCCCTGCGTCCCCTGTGGCGGCTCCTGTGAGCCCTGCGCCGGTAAACCCTACCCCGGGACCTGCGCCCACTACGGCGGCCCCTATGGTGGCCCCCAGCCCCTCTCCCACGCCTGTGACCAATGCGCCGACTGCTGGCCCGACATCTGCCGCCCCTGGTAACACCCCGGCACCTGCTGTGCCTGTTGCGGGAGCCCCCACCTATACCCTGGACCAAATCTCCCGGGCCGGTGCCTCCCTGGTTGACGCCGGGAAGATGCAGCAGCTTTTGGAGCTCCTGGGCCGCTATGGCGTGCAGGCCGTCACCCAGCTCAAGCCGGAGCAGTATGGCGCTTTCGCCACGGAGCTCCGAGCCCTGGGCGCTCAGATTTAAGGAGGTGCCCCATGCCTCCTGAGAAACACGCTTTGCTTTCGGCCTCCTCCGCCTCCCGCTGGCTCAAGTGTACGGCGGCCCCCCGCTTTGAGGAGGGGCTGCCGGAGAACACCAGCGAATATGCAGAAGAGGGCCGCCTGGCCCACGCCATTGGTGAGCTCAAGGTCCTCAAGAAATGCACCCCCATGAGCACCCGGACCTACAACACCCGGCTCAATAAGCTCAAGAAAAACCCCCTCTATGACCCGGAGATGGACAAGACCACGGACCTCTACCTGGAGCACATCACGGAGCAGGTCATGGACTATGACAGCGCCCCCACCGTGGCCGTGGAGGTCCGAGTGGACTTTTCGGACTATGTGCCGGAGGGCTTTGGCACCTGTGACTGCTGCATCATCGGCGGCGATCTGCTGAGCATCACCGACTACAAGCACGGCAAGGGCGTCCCGGTTTCTGCCGTGGGAAACCCGCAAATGAAACTTTACGCCCTGGGGGCTCTCCGGCGCTATGCCGCCGTGTTCGGTGACACCATCAAGCGGGTCCGAATGACCATTGACCAACCCCGGCTGGACAGCTACACAACGGATGAAATCACCGTGGAGGAGCTGAGGGCCTGGGGCGAGAGCATCAAGCCCATTGCCCAGCGGGCCTTTTCCGGCCTGGGTGAGTTTGTCCCCGGTGACCATTGCCGCTTTTGCCGTGGCAAGGCCCAGTGCCGGGCCCGTGCCAAGGTCAACACCGCCCTGGAGGACTTCAAGGACTGTGTGCCCGCCGGGAGCATCCCGGCGGATGCCCTGGTCCCCCAGGAACACTCCCACACCGGAGCCGTCACTGGCGAGGAGGTCCACCCGCTGCTCACGGATGCCGAGATTGGCGATCTGCTGGAGCGTGGGGCTCAGCTGGTCCAATGGTACAAAGACCTGGAGGCCTACGCCACGGAGGCCCTGCTGGCTGGCAAGGAAATCCCCGGCTGGAAACTGGTGGCGGGCCGGAGCAATCGGACCTTTACCGACCAGGACGCCGCCATCCAGGCCGTCATTGCCGCTGGGTATGATGAGGCCCTGGTCTATGACCGCAAGCCCAAGACGCTCTCTGAGCTGGAGAAACTCATGGGCAAGGCTGAATTTGCGGAAAAAATTGGCGGCTTTGTGACAAAGCCTCTGGGCAAGCCCACACTTGCCCCGGCCTCTGACAAGCGGGAGGCCTACGCCCCCGCCGCCTCTGATTTTGCCGGGGTGAAAGCGGATGCCTAAATACAACACCTGCGCCCATGCCAGGCCAGGGCTCCACCCATTTACCCCTATTGACCTAAAGGACCGTGACCCGGTTTTCCCGGTGGCCCCCTGCTGCAAGAGGGCGGTGAGCTACAAGGTGGCGGAGCCCAGGAGCTACCTTTCCGCCATCCCTGACCGGGACCGTTGCGAAAGCTGCCCCATGTTCACGGACCCGGACAAGCTCATCACCGTCCGATCTGGTGACTTTCGGGCGGACATCTACCTTGACCGGCTGCTGGACCTGCCAGTCACCAACCTCCGCAAACTCATCAAGCTCATCCTCTCAGATACATGGACCAATGAGGCTGCCATTGAACGGCTAACCGCCCATCTGGAGAGTGCTGTGGAGGAGAGCAAGCAAGCCTGGAAACTGGCCTCAAAGGATTATGTGGACGGCTACAAGGCCACCGACTACCTCAAGAGCTACTGCTCTAAAAAGCAGCTGGCGGAGATAACCAAGAACAACAAGCGCCTGGCGGCAAGGGTCAAATCTGCAAAGGCCCTGCATGGGCGCTGGTTGAAAATCCAAACCATCTGGAACGATACGAAACACCCAATGAATTAAGAAAAGGAGATCAAGGATTATGTATCAGAATGACCCCATGAAAGTGCTGACCGGCGAGGTGCGCCTCTCCTACTGCAACCTGACCACCCCCAGGGCCTCCCAGCAGGGCGGTGAGCCCAAGTTTTCCGTCACCCTGCTCATCCCCAAGACCGACACGGCCACCAAGGCAGACATTGACGCCGCCATCAACGCCGCCGCTCAGGAGGCTTTGACCAAGACCTGGAACGGGGCCCGGCCCCCGGTGCTCAAGGTGCCCATCCACGACGGTGACGGCGTGCGCCAGTCCGGCGTCCCCTTTGGCGATGAGTGCAAAGGCCACTGGGTCATCACCGCCAGCACCAAGAACAAGCCCCAGGTGGTGGGCATCGACAACATCAACTGTGAGCTGGCCCCCTCCGACATTTACAGCGGCATGTATGGCCGTGTGACCATCCGCTTTTTCGGCTACTCCAACAGCGGCAACAAGGGCATCGGCTGCGGCCTGGGCAATGTCCTCAAGACCCGTGACGGGGAGCCTCTGAGCGGCCAGGCCTCTGCCGCCTCTGACTTTGCGGGCATTGGAGCAGCCCCCGCCGCTCCGGCTCCTAACTACGGTGCCCCCGCTCCCAACTACGGTGCCCCCGCTCCCAACTACGGTGCCGCCCCCATGCCTGCCAACACTCCGCCCTGGAACAGCGGCAACGGCATCAACCCCATCACCGGACAGCCCATGTAAGGAGGCCCACTCATGCACCATCTCAGCATTGACCTTGAAACCTATTCCAGCGTGCCGCTGGCAAAGGCCGGTGCCCAGAAATACATCCAGAGCCCGGACTTTGAAATCCTGCTCTTTGCTTTCAGCCTGGATGGTGCGCCTGTTCAAATCATCGACCTGGCACGGGGGGAGAGGCTCCCCCCGTGGCTGGTCCAGGCCATCACCAGCCCGGAGTACATCAAGCACGCTTACAACGCCCCCTTTGAGTGGGGCTGCCTCTCAAAGTATCTGGGCACCCTGCCCCCCAGTCAATGGCGCTGCACCATGTTCCACGGCCTCTACTGCGGCTATACAGCGGGCCTGGACGCCACCGGCAAGGCCCTGGGGCTCCCCCAGGACAAGCAGAAGCTCAACACCGGCAAGGCCCTCATCCGCTATTTCTGCATACCATGCAAGCCCACAAAGGCCAACGGCCAGAGGACCCGCAACCTGCCCCAGCACGACCCCGCCAAATGGGAGCTTTTCAAAGAGTATTGCAAGCAGGATGTGGTCACGGAAATGGAGATTGAGCGGCGGCTCTCAGCGTTCATGCCCCCGGACTGGGTGCAGAAACAATGGGAAACCGACCTCATCATCAACGCCCGGGGCGTGGCCGTTGACCTGGAACTGGTCACCGGGGCCCTGTATCTGGGTGACACCGTGCGCCAAACCCTCACAGCGGAGGCCGTGCGGCTCTCCGGTCTGTCCAACCCCAACAGCGTGGCCCAGCTCTCCGCATGGCTCCAGGAGGAGATTGGTGAGGAGCTGGCCGATCTGAGAAAGGACACCGTGGCCCGCCTGCTGGGCCGTGACAATAACAGCGCCCAGGTGAGCCGCATGTTGGAAATCCGGCAAGAGCTGGGCAAGACCTCCACCAAAAAGTATGACGCCATAGAGGCCGCCGTCTGCGAGGATGGCCGGGTCCGGGGGCTGCTCCAATTCTATGGGGCCAACCGGACGGGGCGCTGGGCCGGGCGGCTGGTGCAGGTGCAAAACCTGCCCAGGACCTACACGGAGCCGCTGGACCTTGCCCGGGAACTGGTCAAGAGCCGCAAGCTGGACGCTCTGCGGCTCATCTATGGCAGCGTGCCTGACACCCTCAGCCAGCTCATCCGCACGGCCTTTGTGGCCCCGGAGGGGCATGTCCTCATTGATGCTGACTTTTCGGCCATTGAGGCCCGTGTCATTTCCTGGCTGGCCGGTGAGCAATGGCGGCTTGAGGTGTTCCGCACCCACGGCAAAATCTATGAGGCCTCTGCCTCTCAGATGTTCGGCGTGCCCCTGGAGCTCATCAAAAAGGGCAACCCAGAGTATGCACTCCGGCAAAAGGGCAAGGTGGCTGAGCTGGCCCTGGGCTACCAGGGCAGCACCGGGGCCCTCATCACCATGGGAGCCCTGGACATGGGGCTCACTGAGGAGGAGCTGCCGGACATCGTGAGCCGCTGGAGAGAGGCCAACAAGCGCATCCGTGACCTCTGGTATTCCATGGACAGCGCCGCCGTCCAGGTCATCACAGAGGGCGGCAGCGTGGGCGTCAATGGCCTGCTGCTGGCCCGTGAGTACGACTATGACAACGGCACTGACTGCCTCACCATCCTGCTCCCATCCGGGCGCAAGCTCTACTACATCAATCCCAGCATTGGCCAGAACGAATGGGGGCGACCCTCCATCTCCTACATGGGTATGGACCAGAAAACCAAGCGCTGGAAACGCATTGAAACCTACGGCGGAAAGCTGGTGGAGAACTGCGTGCAGGCCATCGCCCGTGACTGTCTGGCCGCATCCATTGACCGGCTGGAGGCCGCCAAGCTCCCTGTGGTGTTCCATGTGCATGATGAGGTGGTCATTGATGTGGCCCCCTTTGCAGATGATGACACCATGCTCTCCACCGTCTGCTCCATCATGGGGGAGCCGGTGCCCTGGGCACCTGATCTGCCCCTCAAAGCCGCTGGCTGGGTGGGCTATTACTTCACCAAAGACTGATAAAGGAGGCCAGGACCATGCACATGGTAAACAACAAAGGCGAGGCCGTCTATTTCAACTATGTCCGCAAGAACAACAAGGACTACTGGGTGGTTAAGGGCATTGGCTCCACCGTTGTCTATGGGCGGGACCGTGAGCGCCGCAAGAGCCGCCATTTCACCCAGGAGCAGCAGGCTGAGCGCTACCTTGCCCGGCATGGTTTCCGGGCCGATTGACCGCCGTTTTTTCCGGCGGAAAAACCCTCTCATACAGCACTATCTAAATTATTTTTTAGCCCCCGCCGCCACTCAGCGGAGGCGGGGCCGGGAGGCCCACATGAGAATAGGACTTTTTGATGTGGACAGCCACAATTTCCCCAACCTGCCTTTGATGAAACTTTCCGCCTGGCACAAGAGCCGTGGAGATACCGTTGAATGGTGGGACCCCGGTGATGGCCGCTATTCCATTGTTTACGCTTCAAAGGTTTTCACGGAAAGTGTGCTGCCTGCTATCACCAACGCCGACACCGTACACATTGGAGGCTCAGGCATAGACCTCAAAAACAAGCTCCCTTATGAAATCGAACACACCACCCCGGACTACTCCCTTTATCCTCAATTCAAATTTGCTTTGGGATGGCTCACCAGAGGGTGCCCAAGAGCAAACCACGGCTTTTGCATCACCCCTGAAAAGGATGGGTGCAGGTCAATCAAAACGGCTGACCTGAGCGAATTTTGGACCGGGCAAAAGCAGATTTACCTATTGGACCAAAACCTCCTGGCCTGCAAAGATGACCGCATAGACCTGATACGACAACTGGCGGCATCCAAAGCAGAGGTGGAGTTTGGCGGGGGCATGGATGTCCGATTTATGACGGATGAGGTCATTGAGGAGCTGCGCCATGTTCGGGTCAAAGATTATCACTTTGCATGGGACGACCCCAAAGAGGACCTTTTCCCCCAGTTTTCAAAGGTGGCCTCAAGCGGCCTTTTCCCAGCCCGGAAAATCGGCGTCTATGTTCTGACCAATTATTGGTCAAGCCATGAGGAGGACCTGCTCCGCATCTACAAGCTCCGCATATTGGGCTACTGCCCCTATGTGATGATCTACGACAAGCAGAAATTTGTAGACGCCAGGGGGCGGCTCCTCCCCGATGTGTGGGATAGATACACACCGGAGCAGATTTTCCATTTTAAGCTGTGCCAACATCTCCAACGCTGGACATCCAACCGGGCCCTCTGGGCCTCTTGCCAAACGGTCAACGACTACCGGCCATACATCCAGTTTTTGACTAAATGGCCGGATATTTTAAGGAGGCATCAACATGAAAATCATCTCTCCCAGTTTTGAAATCCTCACGCCCCTGGACGGCAAAACCATCCTCAAGCACATTGAGCTGTGTGGCCGGGTGTGCTATAAGTCCGAGGACAAAATCACCGACACCAGCGCCGCCACCTTTGTGGCTGGCATCATCAAGCGGGGCCATGAGGCCGTGCTGGAGCACTATGACATCACCGTCAAGTTTATCTGTGACCGGGGCGTGTCCCATGAGCTGGTCCGGCACCGTCTGGCATCCTACTGCCAGGAGAGCACCCGCTACTGCAACTACTCCAAGGACGGCTTTGGCGGGGAAATCACCATCATCAAGCCCATCTTTTTGGTGGAGGGGACGCCAAGATGGGACATCTGGAGGGACGCCTGCCGCTGCGCTGAGGATGCCTATTTTGATATGCTCACCTTTGGCTGCACGCCCCAGGAGGCCCGGTCTGTGCTGCCCAACAGCCTCAAGACAGAGGTGGTGATGACCGCCAACCTGCGGGAATGGCGGCATTTCTTCAAGCTCCGCACGGCTCCGGCAGCTCATCCCCAGATGAGAGAGGTGGCCATCCCGCTGCTCCACCGGATGCAGGAGCTCATCCCCGTTGTATTTGATGATCTGGAGGTGCCCCATGAAAAGAGCTGAAATCCTGGAGGCTGCCCGGGTCTGCGTCTGCGGAGAGCGTGAGCAGGACTATGGCACCCCGGAAAATAACTTTGAAACCATCGGCCTGCTGTGGGGTGTCTACCTGCGGGCAGCTCACCCGGAGCTGGCCAGGGTCATGGCCGTCAACCACATCACTGCCAAGGATGTGGCCGCCATGATGGGGCTGCTCAAAGTGGCCCGGATTGCCACCGGAAACAAAGCGGACAGCTTTGTGGACCTGGCCGGTTATGCGGCATGTGCTGGCGAGATTGCCACCAAGGAGGTGTAGACACCATGAAAATGGACCAGGTGGCCTCATCTCAAAACGATGAGTTTTACACCCCGGAATATGCCATCAAGCCCATTCTCAAATATCTCAAAATGCCCTGCGTGGTGTGGTGCCCCTTTGATACTGCGGAAAGCAACTTTGTCAAGATGCTCCAGCGCTATGCTGCCTGCGGCGTGTCGGTGGTCCACACCCACATTGAAACAGGCGGGGACTTTTTCAGTATAGACCCCCCCCCGATGTGACTACATCATAAGCAACCCACCCTATTCCATAAAGGGCCCTGTGCTCCAGCGGCTTTTCCAGATTGACAAGCCTTTTGCCATGCTGGTGGGCGTGGTGGGCCTCTTTGAAAGCCAAGAACGCTTTGAGATGTTTCGGGACAACCCCTTTGAAATCATGTACTTAAACCGCCGTGTAGCCTATTTCAAGGACTACGCCGAACAGAAACCCTCACTCAATCCTCCTTTTAGTAGCGTGTATATATGCCACAACATACTCCCGGAGCGCATTGTGTTTGAGGAAATCGAAAAGAGATAGGAGGCTTTGACCATGGACAAGAACAAGAAACGCCGCCGCCCGCTGCCCAAGACCTGTGACCCCAACATGTGTGACCATTGCATGTATCTGGGTGAGGGTGACTTTGTGTGTGACCTCCACGGCCTGGGGCCGGAGGAAACTGTCTTTGTAATGGAGGATTGGGAGCCCACTGAGCATTTCCTCCAGTGCCGCCGTGAGGCCCGCCATGAATAGGCGGGAGCGGCGCAAGCTACAAAAGCAGGGCGTCCAGGTGCCCAAGGACCCCAGCATCAACATCAAGCTCTCTGATCTGGGCCGGGACATTATGACCCCAACCATGGAGAGCGCCATGATGCACGAAATCAACCAACAATGTCTGGAGGCGGACAAGCGCTTTTCCCTTGACCTGGACACCATGGTCATCTGGACCCTGTACCAGTGCTATGGATGGAGGGAAAAGCGCCTCCATGACTTCTATCTGGCGATGGCCAAGGAACACCGCCGGATGCGTGAGTTTTATGAAATGGATGACCTTTACCCCGAGCGCTACAAACTCAAGGAAAAGGGCATTGACCTGGAAAAATGGCAAGAGGAGGTGCTGAACAATGACCCCTAAACCCTGGGAAAACGGTGAGGGCTACTCTGACCCCACCGCCTACAACGCCCTGCGGCCCATCATGCAGGAGGACGCCGCCCTGGAGGGAAAGGTCAATTTTCTCATCAAGGTGCTCAAATTCATCATAGCGGAAAGCGGCTTTGAGCTGCTGGCCCGTATTGAAATCAAGGACAAAAAGACCGGGAGGTGTTTCAGATGAAAGCTGCTGACACCGAAAGCACCAGAGGGGTGCTCCAGGTCATTGAGGCCATCGGCCTGCCCGCCGTGCTGGAGCAATGCGCTGAGGAGCTGGCAGAACTGACCCAGGCCTCTCTCAAAATGGCCAGAAAGCTCCGGGGTGAAAACCCCACGCCGGTGACCCACGCCCAGGCGGCAGAGCATCTGCATGAGGAGCTGGGGGATGTCCGCTTGTGCCTCAAGGTCCTGGATGTCGCTATGGGCGGATATAACACCACCGCCGTGGAGGCGGAAAAGCTCCGGCGCTGGCTGGAACGAATAACCCAAGAACAGAAAAACCCAGAGTAAGAGGTGCCCGCCCATGCAATATGACCGCAAAATAACAATATCAGCCGGAAGTAACCGGCGGGCCATGACCTGGCAACAGCAAACCATGCTCATCTCTGAGCTTTGGGCCAGGCTCCAGACCCCGGCCAGAGGCACGGAAACCCTGGCTGAATATCTGAATATGAAAAAGGCCCAGCAGGATGACCTCAAGGATGTGGGCGGCTTTATGGCCGGCACACTGTCCGGGCCCCGGCGCAAGGCCAACAATGTGACCGGGCGTGATGTCATTACCCTGGACCTGGACAACATCCCCTCCGGTGGCACGGAGGATGTCCTGCGCCGGGTGGATGCTCTGGGGTGTGGCTATTGCATTTACAGCACCAGAAAGCACAGCCCGGCAGCGCCCCGCTTGCGTGTTCTGCTGCCTACTGACCGGACCATGACGGCGGATGAGTATGAGCCCGCCGCCCGGAAGATGGCGGAATACATAGGCCTGGAGCTTATGGACCCCACAACCTTTGAGGTGTCCCGGCTCATGTATTGGCCGTCCTGCTGCTCTGATAGCCAGTATGTCTACCGCTGGCAGGACAAGCCGCTCCTCTCCGTCAACGGCCTGCTGGCCCAGTATGCCGACTGGCAGGACTGCACCACCTGGCCCCAGGTGCCGGGCGCTCTGAGCCTCCCCAAGCTGGCCGTCAAGCAAGGTGACCCGGAGGCCAAGACCGGCGTGGTGGGCGCTTTCTGCCGCACCTATGACATCTACCGGGCCATGGATGAGCTCATCCCCGGCATGTATGAGGCCGTGGACAATATGCCTGGCCGCTACACCTACCTGGGCGGCTCCACCACCGGCGGCGCTGTGATCTACGACAACGGCAAATTCCTTTACAGCCACCACGCCACCGACCCGTGCAGCGGGCGGCTGGTCAATGCCTTTGACATGGTACGCCTCCACCGCTTTGGGGACAAGGACGATGAGGCCCAGCCAGGGACCCCCACAAACCGCCTGCCGTCCTACAAGGCTATGTGTGAGCTGGCGGTCCAGGACGCCGATGTGGCCGCCCTGATGAGCCAGGAGCGCTACCAGGAGGCCATCCGGGACTTTGAGGGCGTGGAGCCCACCAACGAGGAGGACCCCGCCAACTGGATGGCCAAGCTGGCTGTGAACACCCAGACGGGGCTCCCCAAGGCCACCATTGACAATGTGTGGATTATCCTGGAGCATGACCCACTCCTAAAAGGCAAGTTTGCACTCAACCAATTTGCTGGCCGTGGTGAGGTCCTGGGGCCCCTGCCGTGGGACAACCGCACAGAGCGCCGCTTTTGGGATGACAACGACAACCAGGGCCTCTACTGGTACATGGAGCGCTACCACCACATCACCGGCAACGGCAAGATTGACGGGGCCCTCTCCCTGCACTCCACCGCCCATGCTTTCAACGACATCCAGGACTATCTCAAGGGCCTTGTCTGGGACGGGACGCCCCGCCTGGACACGCTCTTTGTGGACTACCTGGGAGCCGCTGACAGCCCCTACACCCGAGCCGTCACCCGCAAGTCATTCACCGCCGCCGTGGCCCGTGCCATGGTCCCGGGCACCAAGTATGACACCATGCTCATCCTGTCTGGGGCGCAAGGCCTGGGCAAAAGCACCCTGTTGGATAAGATGAGCCGGGGCTGGTTCAATGACAGCATCCGCACCTTTGAGGGCAAGGAGGCCTCTGAGCTGCTCCAGGGCGTCTGGCTGGTGGAGATTGCGGAGCTGGACGCTTTCCGGCGCACAGACATTGCCCGCATCAAGCAGTTTCTCTCCCTACGGGCTGACCGTTTCCGGGCCGCTTATGGCCGCCATGTCAAGGAGCTGCCCCGCTGCTGTGTCTTTTTCGGCACCACGAATGTGAGCGCCTATCTCCAGGACAGGACCGGCAACCGCCGTTTCTGGCCCGTGGATGTGGGCCTGAGCCCTGTCACAAAGAATGTGTGGGCTGATCTGCCGGGAGAGATTGACCAGCTGTGGGCGGAGGCCGTGGTCCGCTGGAGGACCGGAGAGGCCCTTTTCCTCAAAGGCGATCTGGAGGAGGCCGCCAAGGCCAAGCAGGAGGAGCACCGTGAGGTGAGCACTCGGGAGGGCATAATCACGGACTTTCTGGAGCGCCAGGTGCCGGAGGACTGGCCCAGCTGGCCGCTGGACCGCCGCCGCATGTTCTGGGCCGGGGCCGTGCAGGGTGATGTCAAGCTGGTGGACCGTGACCGGGTGTGTGCCCTGGAGGTCTGGTGTGAGGCCCTGGACGGCAAGCAGCGGGACATCCGCTACTCCGACACGGCGGAAATCAACAGCATCATTGAGGCTTGCCCGAATTGGGAGAAAAGCAAAGGCTCCATGCGCTTTGGCTACTGCGGCAAACAGCGGGGCTTTCTCCGCCGGAGAGCTCTATAACCCCGGAACATTGGGGTGGAACATTGGCCGGAACAGTGGAACATTTATGCAAATTGCCAGTCGGAACATGTTCCGGGCAATGTTCCGGCAAATGTTCCGGGCTAAACCCTTGTAAACACTGGATTTTTTAGAGGGTGGAACATTGGAACATTTAATTTCTATTAAATACGAAAATAGAGAATTTAGAGAAATTAGAGAATATATAAACCCTCTAAATCCTCTGTTTACGCAATATATAGGGTGAATGTTCCAAGGGTGACCGCCTCAAATAGCATATTGCACAAAGCAAAGGAGGCTGAGGAAATTGAGGGAAAGCAGTATTGAGAGTTACCTTGTCCGCAAGGTGAAAGAGCACGGCGGCCTGTGCTATAAGTTTGTTTCTCCCGGAAATCCGGGCGTCCCTGACCGCATCGTCATAACACCCACCGGCAAGACTGTCTATGTTGAGCTGAAAACAGAGATTGGGAGGCTGGCCAAGATGCAGAAATGGCAGAGGAGTGAGCTGGAGAAACGGGGGGCGGATGTCCGGGTGCTTTATGGGATGGACGCCGTGAAAGAGTTTCTGAGGGAGGTTTTTGGTGATGCAGTACATACCGCATGACTACCAGGCCTACTGCATCCAGCGGGTGGTGGAGGACCCCACGGTGGGGCTGTTTCTCCGGCCAGGGCTGGGCAAAACGGTCATCACCCTGTCTGCGGTCAATATCCTCAAATATTTCCGCTGGCAGGTGGCCAAGGTCCTGGTGGTGGCCCCCAAAAAGGTGGCGGAGGCCACCTGGAGCAAGGAGGCAGCTAAGTGGGACCACCTCCAGCATCTCCGGGTGTCCACCGTTCTGGGGAGCGCCAGCAAGCGCATCAAGGCCCTCAACACTCCGGCGGATGTCTATGTCATCAACCGTGAAAATTTTGAGTGGCTGGTGGACTACTACCAGCAGGCCTGGCCGTTTGACATGGTGGTTTTCGATGAAAGCACCAGTTTCAAAAACCCCCAGAGCAAGCGGTTTAAGGCGGCCAAGCGCATCCGCCGGTTTATTAAGAAAGTGGTGCTGCTGACCGGCACACCGTCCTCCAAGGGGCTGATTGACTTATGGGCCCAGGTGTACCTCCTGGACGGCGGGGCCCGTCTGGGGCCCACGCTTTCCGCCTACCGGGAGAGATACTTTGACCCGGACCAGCGGAGCCGGACCCAGATTTTTTCCTACAAGGCCAAGGACGGAGCGGAGAGCGCCGTGCTGGGTGCCATCTCCGACATCTGCATCTCCATGAAAGCGGAGGACTACCTGCAACTGCCGGACTTCATCCAGCATGAAATCCCCGTCATGCTGGACCCCAAGGCCAAAAAGGCCTATGACCAGTTTGAGCGGGACCTGCTGCTGGAGGTGGATGAGGACATCATCACGGCGGGCACCGCCGGGGTCCTGGTGGGCAAGCTGCTGCAATTCTGCAATGGGGCCGTGTATGGCAATGACGGCAAGGTGGTCCCGGTGCATGACTGCAAGCTGGAGGCCTACACGGAGCTGCTGGAGCAACTCAATGGGGAGCATTGCCTCACATTCTACGGCTACCAGCACGACAAGGACCGCATCCTGGAGCGCCTGGAGAAGTACAACCGGGGCCGGGCGGACAAGCTGCGGGTCCGGGTGTATAAGGGCGTGGAGGATGAGGAGGCCTGGAACGCCGGAGAGGTGGATGTGTTGCTGGTGCATCCGGCCTCTTGCGCCTACGGGCTCAACCTCCAGGCCGGTGGCCGCCATGTGGTATGGTATGGCTTAAACTGGAGTTTCGAGCTGAACGACCAGGGCAACTGCCGCCTGTACCGGCAGGGCTCCCCCTACGAAAAGGTGTTTGTGCATTATCTCATTGTGCAGGGCTGTGAGGATGAGGATGTCATGGCCACCATACGGGACCGGGCAGACACCCATGAGGCTGTCATGCGGGCCCTCAAGGCCAGAATACGCAAGGTAAAGGAGAGTGTGGCATGAATAACCCAACTGTGATTTTGAACGGTGACCAGGTGTATTGTGATGAGCTCATCCGGGAAAACGCCCGGCTGACCATCCAGCATGAGGTGGACCGGCAGAAAATGGAGGCCCTGGAGCGGCAGATTGAGGACCAGGCGGCGAACATCACCAGCCTTGAGGCCCATTCCTACGCACGGGAGGACCTGGAGGAGCTGGCCGACCTGCGGCGCACGGTGGACAAGGCCATCAAGGACCTGCACTTTGTCATGGCCGGTGGTGACCCGTGCAAGGTGTGCGCCAAGGTGTGCATGATGGGTGAGGGCAACTGCCAGCCGGTGTGGACCGGAGAGAAAACGGAGGACTGAGCACATGACCCTAAAAGAACTGTCCCAGCTTTACTACCTCAACCGGGAGATTGAGATGGACAAGCGCCGCCTCCAAGAGCTGGAGGTCAAGGCCCTGCCGGGCTCCCAGGTCCTCACCGGGATGCCTCACACTCCCGGCGTCAAGGACAAGGTGGGTGAGTATGCGGCGGAGATTGCCGATCTGAGAGGCATTATTGAGGCCAAGCACCAGCAATGCCTCTATGAGCGGAGCCGCCTGGAGCGCTACATCTCCAGCATTGATGACAGCCTCCTCCGGCAGATTTTCACCTATCGGTTTATCAATGGACTCCCCTGGCGGCAGGTGGCCGCCTGCATCGGCGGGGGGAATACCGAGGACGGATGCAGAAAAGCTGTGCAACGGTATCTGGAACGGAACTAAAGCAAGTTGTCCGTTTTGTCCGGTGTTCTTATGTTACACTGACATAGCGGGTATAGCCTCATCATGGTTTTACCTCCTTTGTAGGGTGGCGGCGGGGTGACGGAGCAGGCACCAGACCCCCGCCGCCATTCACTATGTCTTTTTGGCTGCTTTTCTCATAGAAAAGCGGCTTTTTATTATGTTTTGGGGTGGTGAGCCTTTTGGAAAAGAAAGAAATGGCGGTCAATGCGCTGGCCGTTCTGATTGGAGATTACAACATTTACAGAAAAAAGGCGGCCACGCTGATTTTGAGGGCGCTGTTGCCGCCTAAAGTCTACAAGGCAATTTTGAGTGGGGGGGCCGTCTATCCGTTTGAACGGAATGACCACCGGGTGACGGCATGGAAAAGAGCCGTGATTGCACCGGGCCGCTGCGCCTTTTGCGGTGCAGAAAAAGACCTGGAGGCTCACCACATCATTGGGTGGGCAGAATGGCCGCAAGGCCGCACTGATGTGAGCAATGGGCTTTGCCTGTGCCATAAATGCCACACGGAGGAGCACCGCTTTTCTCCTGCCTATCACATGATGCTTGCGAGGGGCGGGTGATTTTGTGGCCAAAATCACTGACCGGCAGCGCAAGAAAATCATAGCTGACTATGTGCAGCTTGAGAATTACAGCGCAGTGGCAAGGCTTCATGGTGTGACCCGAAACACGGTTAAAGCCATCGTGCTGGCGGACAAAGAAACTGCCGAAAAATGCCGCCTTAAAAAAGCAGAGAATACGGTGGCAGTTTTGGAGCATATGAGCCGCCAAAAAGACAAGGTGTGTGGACTGCTGGACCGGCTGATTGATGCCATGGATGACCCGGTAAAGATGGACTGCTCCACCCTGCCACAACTGGCCACCGCTCTGGGCATATTGGTGGACAAGTACACCGCCGATGAGGCCCGCACCAATGGCATCCCCCAGGAAAACAACATCTTTGAGGTCATTGACCAGAGCACCAGAGAGGAGATAGACACGGATGAGATACCAGAAATTGAGCCCCCGGCAAAATCTGGCCATGACCTGGTGGAATAGGCCGGGCTTTGAGGGCTATGACGGCATCATCTGTGACGGCTCCATCCGATCTGGCAAGACCGTGGCCATGACCGTGGGCTTTATCATGTGGGCCATGAGCCGCTTTCAAGGCCAAAACTTTGCACTGTGCGGCAAGACCATTGAGAGCTTGCGGCGCAATGTGACCTCCAACCTGCCCAACTGGCTGGCCGGGGTGTTTTCTTTCCGGGAGTACCGCACGGAAAACAAGATTGTGGTGACCGCCGCCGGGCGGAGCAACAACTTTTACCTGTTCGGCGGGCGGGATGAAAGCAGCGCCTCTCTCATCCAGGGCATCACCCTGGCGGGCGTTCTGCTGGATGAGGTGGCCCTCATGCCCCGCTCCTTTGTGGAGCAGGCCTGTGCCCGCTGCTCCGTGGATGGCTCAAAGCTCTGGTTTAATTGCAACCCAGAGGGACCCTCCCATTGGTTTTATCTCACCTGGGTGCTGGAGGCCGCCAAGCGGAACATGCTGCACCTCCATTTCACCATGGATGACAACCTCAGCCTCTCCGCCGCCGTCAAGGCCAGGTATGAGAGCCTTTACTCCGGCGTGTTTTATGACCGCTTCATCCGGGGCCTCTGGGTGGTGGCGGAGGGGCTGATTTATACCATGTTCAACAAGGACTTTCATGTGGTGCCGGATGTTCCACGGCCCTATGACCGCTATTACATTTCTATCGACTACGGCACCGCAAATCCCACCAGCATGGGGCTCTGGGGCCGGGCAAGCGGGAAATGGTATCGCATCCGGGAGTATTACTACAACAGCCGCAAGGTGGGCCGCCAGCTCACCGATGAGGAATATTATGCAGAGCTGGAAAAGCTGGCTGGTGATCTGCCCATCCGGGCGGTCATCGTTGACCCCTCAGCGGCCAGCTTTATTGAGGCCATCCGGCGGCACGGGCGCTTTTATGCTGAAAAGGCCTCCAACTCTGTGTTGGCGGGCATCCGGGATGTGGCCACCAGGCTCCAGAGCGGGGACATCTTCATCTGCTCCTGCTGTACGGACTGCATCCGGGAGTTTGGGCTTTACCGCTGGGACGAAAAGGCTCCCATGGACCGGCCTATCAAGGAGAATGACCATGCCATGGATGATGTGCGCTATTTTGTCCACAAGGTCTTTGCGCCCGAGATTTTCAGCTTTTGAGGTGTACTTTTATGCAGGTAAACATTTTGGGGGCCGTATATGAATGTGAATATAAGCTCCCTGAGCAGGACAAGGCATTGACTAAGTGTGACGGCTACTGTGACAGCTCTATCCGGCGCATTGTTGTAAAGGACTACACGGATGATGACCGCCGGGAGCCCATGGCACTGGCCAACCTGGATGCCTACAAGCGCAAATGTATGCGCCATGAAATTGTCCATGCGTTTTTACATGAGAGCGGATTGACGGTAAACTCCGCCAATGTCGAGGCCTGGGCGTCCTGTGAGGAGATTGTGGACTGGATTGCCATACAGGGGCCCAAAATTTATGCCGCCTGGCATCAGGCGGCTTGTCTGGAGGTGATGCACGGTGGTGGTGCTTAATTTGCGGGATGATTGCGTGGCCAGAACGGCCACCAATTTCCGCCGGGGCATGACGGACAAGCGCTTTTTGGAGCTTGAAATCACGGCCTGGCTGGGCTCCAAAGAGCGAAAACGGCAGCTTGAGGGTGAGGCCTACTATGACGGGGACCAAGCCGTGCTCCGCCGCAAGCGCCTGGCACTGGATGATGACGGCAAGCCCATTGTGCTGGAGCATCTGCCCAACAACCGGCTGGTCAACAACATCTACTCCAAAATGGTGGACCAGAAAACCAATTATTCCTTTGGGCGGCCCTTTTCCTTTGACACCGAAAACAAAGCCTATGCGGCGGCCCTCTCTACTGTGTTCGGCTCCCGTTTCCGCCGGACCATGCACAACATTGGTGAGGGGGCCTGGATAGGCGGCAAGAGCTGGGTGTACCCCTATTATGACCAAAACGGGGAGCTGGCTTTCCAGCGCTTTCCGGCGGATGAGGTCCTGCCGTTCTGGGCGGATGCAGACCACACCATCCTGGATGCCGCCGTCCATGTCTATGTGGTGCTGGAGTACGATGAAACCGAACAGACCAAGGATGTGGTCAAGGTGGAGGTCATGCACGGCGGCGGCGTGGACTGTTTTGTCCGCCGGGATGACGGGACCCTTGAGCCGGACGATTTTGCCCGGTCCGGGCCCTACATCACCACCACGGACCCCCAGACGGGCAAGGAAACCAGCTATAATTGGGAGCGCATCCCCCTGGTGTGCTTTAAGAGCTCCCACCATGAAATCCCTCTCCTGTCCAGGGTGAAATGCCTGCAAGACGCCTACAACAACATCATCTCCAACTTTGCCAACCAGATGGAGGAGGACATCCACTCCACCATCCTGGTCATCAAGAACTATGACGGGGAGGACCTGGGGCGGCTCCGGGCCAACCTGGCCACCTACGGCATCATCAAGGTCCGCTCCTATGAGGGCTCTGAGGGCGGCGTGGACACCCTCCAGATTGAGGTCAACGCCGAAAACTACAAGGTCCTGCTCTCCCTGCTCAAGGATGCCATCATTGAGAACGCCAGGGGCTATGACGCCAAGGATGACCGCATGAGCGGCAACCCCAACCAGATGAATATACAGAGCATGTACTCTGATATTGACCTGGACGCCAACGGCATTGAAATGGAGTTTCAAGCCTCCATGGAGGAGCTGCTCTGGTTTGTCAACCAACACCTGGCCAACACGGGACGGGGGAATTTTGAGGGCACGGAGGTCAAGGTCATCTTTGACCGGGATGTCCTCATCAATGAAACTGAGGTCATCAACAACTGCAAGAACTCCGTGGGCATCCTCTCTGATGAAACCATTGTGAAAATGCACCCCTGGGTGAGCGACCCGGAGCAGGAGCTCCAGCGCATCAAGGACGAAAAGGAGGAGGCCATGGCCGACCCCTACCAGGCCGCCTTTATGAAAAACCGGCAGAACGGCGGGGACGGCTCCGGCAACCCCGTGACCGGCCAGGACGGCGGTGACGGCAATGCCCAGGAATAACCTCCAGCGCAATGCGGACTATTGGGCCCAGCGCATGAAAAACATGGAGGACGCCCTGCTGGACCAGTCATACTCCTATGTGGAAAATCTGGATGCTCAATTCCGGGCCGCTGAGGCTGAGATTGAGCGCCAGATGTCCGTATGGTACAGGCGCTTTGCCGCCAACAATGACATCACTCTGGCAGACGCCAAGCGGCTGCTCAACAGTGGTGAGCTGGCGGAGTTTCGCTGGACGGTTGAGGACTACATCAAGCATGGCGAGGAAAACGCCCTCACCGGGGCCTGGATGAAAGAGCTGGAGAACGCCAGCGCCAGGGTCCACATCTCCCGGCTGGATGCCCTCAAAATCCAGCTCCAGCAGCAGGCGGAGCTCCTCTATTCCAACCAGCTTGACTACATAGACCGGGCCGCCCGGCAATCCTACGCCGGGAGCTACTACCACACGGCCTATGAGGTCCAAAAGGGCCTGGGCGTGGGCTGGACCATGCAGGCCATCAATGAGGGGACCATCACCAAGGTCCTCTCCCGGCCATGGACCACGGACGGCCAGACTTTCCGGGACCGCTGCTGGACCAACAAGCAGAGCCTTGTGAACAGCGTCAACACCCAGCTCACCCAGATGATTATACGGGGAGAGGCTCCAGACCGGGCCATCTCCGCCATCTCCAAGCAGTTTGAGGTGTCCCGCTCCAAGGCGGGCCGCCTGGTGATGACGGAAAGCGCCTATTTCTCCAGCGCCGCTCAAAAGGACTGTTTCAACGCCCTGGGCGTAGAGAAATACAGGATTGTGGCCTCTTTTGACCGGGACACCTGCGGCCTGTGTTCGGCGCTGGACGGCAAGGTGTTCAAGATGTCGGACTACCAGGTGGGGCTCACCGCTCCGCCGTTCCATCCCTGGTGCCGCTGCTGCACCGCCCCCTACTTTGAGGACATGGAGGGCCTGGGGGAGCGCTGGACCCGCAACCCGGACGGCACCACCACAAAGGTCCCGGCAAACACCACCTTTGCCCAATGGCGGCAGAGCTTTGTGCAGGGACCTACTCCTGGTTTACAGGTGGCCTCCGGGAGTGGTACAATGGCCGCAAAGGCAACCACGCATTTCCAGAGTGTTGTGCAGGGCTTGCCCGCATCTCCCAGCGGCTACACGGACGCCCTGGAGCAACACTATGCGTCCGGCAATCAGACGGCCCAGGCCGCCTTTGAGCGCTATGTCCAGCCCGGCTCCGTGGCGGACGGGGCTTTCTCCGGCACGCCGCATTTTGACAGCCGCATCCAAAAGGTTAAAATGAATTTTGCCAACGACATGACGGACCCCAGAGGCCCAGCAACAACCTTTTTCCATGAACACGGCCATTATATTGATTTTATGTCGTGCGCCGGGAGCGGCTACACATCCATGCAGACGCCAGACTTTGGCGACGCCTTGAAAAAGGACTTTGAGGCCTATGTCAGGGCTACCATGAAAGCCCACGGCACAAAGAGAAAGACGGATGCCTATGCAATCATCTCTCAGGAGCTCCGTGGGGCGCTGCCCAATGCAATCTCCGATCTGTTCGGCGGAATGTCCCGCAACAAGTGCGCTGGCACATACGGCCATTGGAACACACGCTACTGGACCTACTCCGGGATGCTGGAGAAAGAGGCCTTTGCCCACATGTTTGCCGCTCAATTCGATGCTGACCGCTACGCTTTGATGCAGAAATACTTTCCCACCGCTTTGGCGGAGTTTGAGAAACTGCTGAAAGGGGTGACAACGCCATGATTAAGTATTCCGATGTGACAACCAACCAGGAGCTCCAGGAGGCCGTCACCGCCTATGAGCAGGCCTTTGGAGGCCGCTTTGTGGGGGATGAGCCGGGCCCCGGCCTGGTGTATCTGGACGCCAACGGGACCTCCTACGGCCCCCCGGACGGCTACACCAAAGAGGACCTGCTCACGGCTCTGGAGGGGGGCAAGGACACCCTCCCCTCTATCTGGACCAATTTGGATGGGCTGGATATTGACCCAGACATCCTTTACTGACCCGATGATAAAAGCATCGTGCTGAAAAGCACGGTGCTTTTTTCATACCCAAATACCGCCGGGCCCCGGCGGAAACCAACAGGGGCGCTGCCATACCGGGACTGGCCGGACACAAGGAAAGCAGATAACAGGAGGTAACGCAACATGAAACTTTTATGGCTCAAGGAAATCATTGGCGATGCCTACACGGAGGACATGGACGCCGCCGCCTGCCAGGCGATTGGCAAGGACTTTGTTGCCCGTGCGGACTTCAACGCCAAAAACACCCGTGTCAAGGAGCTGGAGGCCCAGGTGGGCCAGCTTGAGGAGGCCGCCAAGGGACACGCCAAGCAGCTTGAGGAGCTGAAAAAGTCCGCTGGCGACAACGAGGAGCTGACCCGCAAGATTGGCGAACTGGAGCAGCAGAACAAGGCGGACAAGGCCGCTTATGAGAAAGAGCTGGCCACTATCCGGCTGACTGCCGCCGTGGACGCCGAACTCACCGCCGCCGGAGCCAAGAACAACACCGCTGTCCGGGCTCTCCTGGCCGACTACCTCAAGGACGCCAAGATTGAGGACGGCAAGGTGGTGGCCAAGGTGAACAATGAGAGCATCACCCTGGCCGCCAAAATCGAGGCCATGAAAAAGGACGCCAACACGGACTTTCTCTTTGGGAGCACCGGGGCCAAGCTGACCGGCTGGAAACCCGGCGACCCCGACACCGGGCGGAAACCCGGCGAGGGGAAAAAGCCCTCTGAGATGTCCTATTCCGAGCTGGCGGCTTTCCTGGCCGAAAACCCGGACGCCAAGCTGGAATGAGGTGACAACATGCGAAACATCACAACCCCTGCCAAAGCCGTGTCTTTTGAGGACGCCTTGAGAAATCTGGCGGCCAAGCTGACCGGCAAGCCCGCCGCATCCCTGCCCCGCACCCAGGAGGCCGTGGTGCAGTACATTGCGGACAACATCTCCTCCGTGAAAGAGCTGACGGACGCCCTGGCCAAAGAGCTGGCCATCCGGCTGACCCAGGAGCTTGCGGAGGCCATTGTCCAGGAAGTCATGGACCGTCTGGCCCCTGCGGGCACGGGGGCGGCCCAGGACGGCCCGGAGGATGAGCCGGAGGGTGATGATACCACCGGCACCAAAGAGGCCCCCAGGGGCCGCAAGCGCAAGCCCAACACCAACTAATTTGCAGAAAGGAAGATTGAACTATGCCTAACACCAAGTTTGACGCCAAGTCTTTCAATCCCCAGGCTTTCAAGTATGCGGTGGACCGCATCCCCCGCACCCGCCTCAATGAAATGCGGAAGTCCAGAGCGCTGGCGGGCAACCCCGACATCCGGGATGTGTTCAGCACCCAGGGCGGCACCGGCTATGCCCGCATCGCCATGCGGGGCCTGCTGGACGGCGATGCCGTCAACTATGACGGCCAGACCGACATCACCGCCACCTCCACCAAGACCTTTGAGCAGGGCGTGGTGGTCATTGGCCGTGCCAAGGCCTGGACTGAAAAGGACTTTTCCTTTGACATCACCGGCGGCATTGACTGGATGGACAATGTAGCCCAGCAGGTTTCCGAGTATTGGCAGGACATTGACCAGGACACCATCCTGGCCATCCTCAAGGGCGTCTTTGCCATGACCAGCGGCCAGAGCGCTGAGTTTGTGACCAAGCACACCTATGAGGTGGCGGGCAACATGGAGGCCACCACCATGAACAGCGCCACCGCCCAGGCCTGCGGTGACCGCAAGAAGAAGTTTTCTCTTGTGTTCATGCACTCTGTCCCCGCCACCAACCTGGAAAACCTCAACCTGCTCACCGCCCTCAAGTACACCGACAAGGACGGTGTGACCCGTGACCTGACCCTCTACACCTGGAACGGCAAGACCGTTGTGGTGGATGACGGGATGCCCGCCGAGGAGGGCTATTTCCCCGCCGCCTCCACCGATGAGGGGGCGCTCCAGGTCAAGGCCTCCGGCGCTACTGACGGCCAGATCAACCAGGCGGAGGTCACCCCCTACTTTGGCGAGGGCACCCCTGCGGCGGACAGCTATGTGGTCCCCGGCACCCGCTACACCACCTATGTGCTGGGCGAGGGCGCTATCAGCTTTGAGGACATCGGTGCCAAGGTCCCCTATGAAATGGCCCGTGACCCCAAGACGGACGGCGGTGTGGACACCCTCTACACCCGCCAGCGCAAGGTGTTCTCTCCCTTTGGCATCTCCTACGAAAAGAAAAGCCAGACCACTCTCTCCCCCACGGATGCAGAGCTGGCCAACGGTGCCAACTGGTGCCTGGTCCACTCCGGCGAGGAGGAGGAAAACGACCGTTCCTACATCGCCCACAAGGCCATCCCCATTGCCCGCATCCTCTCCAGAGGCTAAGGACATGGAGGGCGTGTATGAGGCCGTGGTGGACCGGCTGGCCATGCTGGGCTACACTGTCACGGACGATGACGAAACCGGCCTTAAATACACCATCCGCAAGTGTGAGGCGGAGCTTTTGGCGAACATCAACCACCGAAAGCTCCCGCCTCCTCTTTTTTACACCCTTGTGGACATGGTGGCCGGTCATTTCCTGTTTGATAAGAAAGCCGCCGGAGGGCTTGACGGGCTGGAGGGCTTTGACTTCAACGCCCCCGCCAAGAGTATCACGGAGGGGGACATCTCCGTGACCTTTGCCGGGGCCAGCGATGGTGCAAGCAATGCGGAAAGCCGCTTTGACGCCATGCTGGCCCAGCTCATGCACCCGGCAGAGAGCACCCTGGCGGCTTTTCGGAGGCTGAGATGGTAGTCCCCGCCGCCTACAAAAAGGCCATCCAGAGCCTCTGGACCGGCCTGGCCACCATCACCGTGCGGCAGGGTGTGCTCAACCCTGCCAATGGCCGCACGGAGCCGGTGGAGAAAGTGACGGCCTCCGGCCTACCCTGCCGCATTTCCCACCAGACCGTCAAGAGCACCGAACCCACCGAGGAGGCGGCCCTGGTGGCCCAGACGGTGACGCTCTACATTGACCCGTCCGTGGACATCCCGGAGGGCTCTAAAATCACGGTGACCCAGAACGGCGTCACCCGTGACTATGAGCGGAGCGGCAAACCTGCCGTTTACACCTGCCACCAGGAGGTCCCCCTGGAGCTTTTCAAGGAGTGGGCCTAATGCGCTGGGGCAATGTTGATTATAAGCAGCTCCAGCGGCTCCGGGACAACCTGCAAAAGCTCCAGGACATGGACCTGGACAAATTCTGTGAGGACGTGTCCAAAGAGCTGGCGGCCCGGCTGCTGGCCCTGGTCATCCCCCGCACACCCGTGGGGCAATACCCACGGAGCAGCGGGAAAAAGGGCGGCACCCTGCGCCGGGGCTGGACCGCAAAAACGGAGGCGGAGGCCTCCGGCGGCGGCAAGGTGGACCCCACGGCCTACGCCAACGCCCTGCCGGTGTTCAAACGGGGGCGGACCTTTTACATTGAGGTCATCAACCCGGTCCACTATGCAAGTTATGTGGAGTTTGGGCACCGCACGGCTGGCGGAGGCGGCTGGGTGGCGGGTCAATATTTCCTGACCCTATCTGAGCGGGACCTGGAGCGGGTGGCCCCCAGCGTGATTGAGAAAAAGCTGGAGGCGCTGCTGAGGGAGGCTTTCAATGTCTGAAATCAGTTTTAGCAGTATTTATGACGGCGTGAGCCTTGCGCTGCACGCCGCTTTTCCTGCTGTGCAGGTACACGGCGGGAATGTCAAGCAGGGCCTCAACCCTGGGGACCTCAATGTGGTCATGCCCTCCGCCGGGCAGAGCAAACAGGTGGGAGAGCGGTTTCTCCGCACCCCTACCCTGGATGTCATCTACTACCCCAAGGTGGGGGTGGCGGAGTGCTGCGAGGTGGCAGATCAGCTCACCATGCTCCTGCGGGACATCACCACCCCGGAGGGGGACCTCATCCATTGCACCAACTGCGAATGGACCATTGAGGAGGGCGTCCTGCATGTGCTGGTGAGCTATGACCACCACGCCTACATCCCCCAGGAGCCGGTCCTCATGGAAACCCTTGATATTGAAATGGAGGGATAAGCATGGCGCAAGCCAAGACCACAAACGCCGAAAAGGTCACCGAGGCCGCTACCTACAAAAAGGAGCAGCTTGTGGCCTCCAAGCGATATGCCAACCGGCGGGACCTCATCCGGGCTCTGCTGGAGGACGGCAAGGCCTACACCTTGAATGAGGTGGACGGGCTGATTGAGAAGTACATGAAAGGAAAGGTGAACTAATATGGCGCTGGGCGGCGGCACCTGGCAGGTCCAAAACAAGGTCCTGCCCGGTTACTATGTCAATTTTTCCAGTGTGCCCAGGGCGTCTGCGGCCCTCTCTGACAGAGGCTATGCGGCAGCGCCTTTTGAGCTGAGCTGGGGCCCGGAGGGCACGGTTTTCCCTGTCACCTCCGGGGAGTTTCAGAAAAACAGCAAAACCATTTTTGGCTATGGCTATGACCACCCCAAGATGCTCCCCCTGCGGGAGATTTTCACCCACGCCATCACCGTCTACTGCTACCGCCTGGGCTCTGGAGCCGTCAAGGCATCCAACACCCTGGCCACGGCTAAGTATGGCGGCGTGAGAGGCAACGACATCACCATTGTGGTGGCTGCCAACGTGGATGAGCCGGACCTGTGGGACGTGACCACCTATGTTGACGGCGTGGCCGTTGACACCCAGACCGTTGAGGATGCTGAGGCCCTGGTGAGCAATGATTGGGTGGACTTCAAGACGGAGGCCACCCTGTCCGCATCTGCCGGGATGCCTCTGACCAACGGGGCGGATGCCACCACCATCAACGGCGAGGCTCACCAGGCCTTTTTGGACAAGATTGAGCCCTATGCCTACAACGCCCTGTGCTGCCCTGCGTCTGATGCCACCACCGTGCGGCTTTACCAGCAGTTTTGCAGCCGGGTCCGTGATGAGGTGGGCAGCAAATTCCAGCTTGTGGCCTGGCAGCCGTCCACGGCGGACTATGAGGGCATCATTGGCGTGTGGAACACTGTGACCCACTCCACCATTGCCGATGTGCCCACCCACTCCCTGGTGTATTGGGTGGCTGGTGCCCAGGCGGGCTGTGCGGTCAATAAATCCCTCACCAACTTCAAGTATGACGGGGAGCTGACCATTGACACGGACTACACCCAGGCAGAGCTGGAGGCGGCCCTCAAGGCTGGCAAGTTTATCTTCCACAACGTCAACGGGGACACCAGAGTGCTTGAGGACATCAACACCCTGCTCACCCTGTCCGACACCAAGGGGGAAATTTTCCAGAGCAACCAGACCATCCGGGTGTGTGACCAGATTGCCAATGACGCGGCGGTGCTGTTCGGCCAAAAGTATCTGGGCACCGTGCCCAATGACGCCTCTGGCCGTGCCTCCCTCTGGGGGGACATCACCAAGCTCATCCAGCAGCTTGATGACATCCGTGCCGTGGAGAATTTTGACCCGGAGATTGTGACCTGTGAGCAGGGTGACAGCAAAAAGGCCGTCCTCTGCGTGGTCAATGGGCTCAACGTGGTCAACGCCATGGCCCAGCTCTACATGAGCGTTATCATCCAGTAAAGGAGGGAATGAGAAATGCCTGGACCGATTATGAACACCCAGGACGCTGTGAGCGCCAATTTTGCGGAGTGTTTTGTCACCCTGGACGGCACCCGCTACTCCATGCTTATGGCCAAGGAGTTTGAGGGCACGGCCTCTGTCAACACCGCCGAGGTCTACAAGCTGGGCAGCGTGGTGGTGGGCCACAAGGCTCAGACCGTTGCCTTGTCTTTCTCCATGACCATCTACAAATGCACGGAGATTTTTGACCTGGTGGTGGAGAACTTCATCAAGACCGGCGTGATGCCCACCTTTGACATCCAGACCTCCAATGATGACCCCGCCACCACTGTGGGCCGGAGCACCAAGATTTACAACAACTGCATCCTGGACGGTGATGTGCTGCTGTCCATGTTCAATGCAGAGGGTGATTTTGTCGAGCAGTCTATTGAGGGCTATTGTGACAGCTTTACCCGTCCCGAACAGTACACCAACCCGGCCTACATGTAAGGCCGCATAACACAAAAGGAGGAAATCATCCATGAGTAACCTGTCCGCTTTCATGCGTGCCAATGTTGAGCAGATTGAGAACCACAAATATGCCGCCTCCCCCCGTATCAAGGGGGAGGACGGCAAGCCCATGGAGTGGGAAATCTGCTGCATCTCTGCCGATGAGTATGCCCGCATCCGCTCCGGCTGCATCCGCCAGGTCCCCGTGCCCGGCAAAAAGGGCCAGTACACCCAGCAGCTTGACACCTACACTTTCCAGGCCAAGGTGGCCGCCCGCTGCACCGTGTTCCCGGACCTCAACAATGCGGCGCTCCAGAATGATTGGGGCGTGGCCAAGCCGGAGGAGCTGATTGGCAAGCTGCTCATCGGCGGCGAGTTTGACGATTATGTCACGGAGGTTTTCCAGGTCAACGGTTTCAAGACCGATGATGACGTGGTGGCCGAGGCAAAAAACTAATTTTGGACGGTGACCCGGAGGCCAATTTTGCCCATTTTTGCCTGCAAAAGTTTGGCTGGGAGCCGTCCAAGTTTTTAGACCTGCCTGTCAAGGAGCGGGCCTTTGTCATCGCATCCATCCAGGTGCGGGGCGAGGACGAAAAGAAACGGGAGGCAGAACTGAAAAGCAAGATGAGAAAAGGCAAATCAAAACGGAAGTGAACCGGGGCCCCCGCTGTATGGCGGGGGCCTAATTCTTAAAAAGGGGGTGAAACCGTGGCAACAATCAGGTCCCAGATGGTCCTAAATGACGGCATCAGCGGTGTGCTCAGAAAAATCAACACGGCGCTCAACACCACCCTCAATGCCTTTGAGCAGGTCCAGCGTGCCTCCGGGCGGGCTGTGGACACGGCTCAAATCCAGGCGGCCAGAGCTGCGCTTGTGGAGGCCAACCGTGAGGTTGATGACATGGCGGAGGGCTACCGCCGGGCGGCTCAACAGGAGGAAGTGCTCAACAAGGGCCTCCGCAACGGCACGAGCGCTGCGGATGGGCTGCTGGGCAAGGTCAAAGGCATTGTGGCCACGCTGGCCGCCGGAGCGGGCGCAAAAGCGCTCCTGGGGCTGTCTGATAAGCTGACCAGCACCACGGCCCGCCTCAGTTTCCTTGTGGATGACGGGGGCTCTGTGGATAAGCTGGAGCAGAAAATCATGGCATCTGCCCAGCGCTCCAGGGCGGCCTACCTGGACACCGCCTCCGCCATTGCCAGCATGGGCGCAAACGCTGGCCGGGCTTTTGAAAGCAATGATGAGCTCATCGGCTTTATGGAGCTCATCAATAAGAGCTTTGTCATTGGCGGCGCTACGGCGGAGGGCCAGGCCGCCGCCATGCTCCAGCTCACCCAGGCCATGGCCGCCGGTGCCCTCCGGGGCGAGGAGCTCAACTCCATCCTGGAGAACGCCCCCGGCATTGCCCGTGCCATTGAGAGCTACATGGGCATTGCGGAGGGCTCCATCAAGCAATATGCGGAGCAGGGCCTCATCACCGCTGAGGTGGTCAAAAACGCCATGTTTGCCTCTGCGGATGAAATCAATGCCAAGTTTGAAAGTATGCCCCTAACCTGGGGCCAGATTGCCACCAAGATGCAAAACACGGCCCTGGCGGCCTTTGACCCTGTGCTCACACGGCTCAACCAGGTGGCAAACAGCGCTCAGTTTAACACGGTCATCAACGGGACCATCAATGGGCTGGCCATGCTGGCCACGGTGGCCACCGGCGTGCTGGACCTCCTCATCAACGGAGCCGCCTTTGTGGTGGACAACTGGAGCTGGATAAGCCCCATCGTCTACGGCCTGGTGGCCGCCTTTATCGCCTACAATGCCGTGGCCCTCATCACCAATGGCATCAACGCCGCCATGGCGCTGGCCGAGGGTGTAAAAGCGGCGGCATTGATGATGAGCACCGGGGCCACCTTTGCCCAGACTGCGGCTCAGTACGGGCTCAATGCGGCCCTGCTGGCCTGTCCCATCACCTGGATTGTGGTGCTGGTCATCGCCCTTGTGGCGGCCATCTACGCCGCCTGTTCGGCCATCGCCAAGTTTACCGGCATCGCCAACAGCGGCTTTGGCGTCATCTGCGGCGGCATCAATGTGGTGGTGCAATTCTTTGTCAACCTGGGCTTGACCATCGCCAACATTGCCCTGGGCATCTGGAACGCCCTGGGGGCCTGTGCTCAAAACATCGGCATTGCGTTCAGCAATGTCATCTCCGGCGTGCAGGCCTGGTTTTACAACCTGCTCTCCACGGCGCTCACCGTGGTGGCCGGTATCTGTGAGGCGCTGAACAAGTTGCCCTTTGTGGAGTTTGACTATTCCGGCATCACCAATGCGGCCAGCGACTACGCCGCCAAGGCGGCGGAGGCCTCCGGCAACATCCAGGACTTTGTGAGCATCGGGGACGCTTTCAATGAGGGCATGAGCACCTTTGACACCTGGCAGGACGGCTGGGTGGGGGACGCTTTCAACGCTGGAGCCAACTGGGGTGACGGCGTGGCCAGCGGCATCTCTGACGCCGTGGGCGGCCTGTTTGATATGGACCTGGGCGCTGCTACGGACTACGGAGCAAGCGGCCTGGGCACCGGCGGATATGGTGACTTTGCCATGGATGACCTTTTGGGCAACACCGGGCAGACCGCCGCCAACACCGGGGCCGCCGCCGACGCCCTCAGCACCTCCACGGAGGAGCTGGAGTATTTGCGGGACATTGCGGAGCGGGACGCCATCAACCGTTTCACCACGGCGGAGGTCCGCATTGATATGACCGGCATGACCAACCGCATTGAGGGCGGTGCCGATCTGGACGGCGTTATCTCCACCCTCACAGACGGCTTTACAGAGGCCCTGCTGACGGCGGCGGAGGGTGTCCATGCGTAAATACTACCCGCCGCAAGAAACACGGAGTTTTTTCCAATGGAAAAAAAAAGGAGGGCTTTGAGATGAGCTACACCTGCTATCTGGGCGGGGCCCTTTGGCCCACCCCGGAAAAGCTCCAGGTGAAAATCAAGGGGAAAAACAAAACCCTGGTCCTATTGAATGAGGGGGAGGTCAATTTCCTGCGGGCCCCTGGCCTCACGGAGCTCACCGTCCCCTTTGACCTGCCCATGCTCACCGGCACCCGGTCCCCGGACTACTACCTGGGGCTGCTGGAGCGCATGAAAACCAACAAGGAAACCACCCAATTCATGCTGGTGCGGGTGGCCCCCTCCGGGGGGATGCTTTTTGACACCAGCATCAAGGTGAGTGTGGAGGACTACAACATCACCGAGGACGGCAAAAAGGGCCTGGATGTGGCCGTGGATGTCAACCTCAAGCAATGGCGGGACTACGGCACCAAGACGGTGACCGTGGAGGAGCCCAAGGATGAGAGCACCACCCCCACCGTGACGGTGGAAAAGGAACGGGACGCCAGCACGGCCCCCACGGCCAAGACCTACACCGTCAAGGCCGGTGACAGCCTCTGGGCCATCGCCGCCAAATATTACGGCAACGGGGCCGACTACAACAAAATTTTCAACGCAAACACGGATAAAATCAGCAATCCCAACCTCATCTATCCGGGGCAGGTGCTCACTCTCCCATGACCTATGAGCTGCTGATACAGCACCAGGGGACCATCATGCTGCCCCCCGTGGTGGAGAATGTGAGCATTGAGTGGGAACGCCAAGGACAGCCCGGCAAGCTCACGGCGGAGGTGGTCAAGACCCCCGGCCTGAGTTTCCAAGAGGGGGACCCGTGCCGTTTTTCCGTGGACGGCACCCCCGTCTTTTATGGCTTTGTGTTTGAGAAATCCCGCAAGGGCAGCACGGATGAAATCATCCAAATCACCGTTTATGACCAGCTCTACTACCTCAAGAACAAGGACACCTATGTCTACACCAACAAGACCGCCGCCGATGTGATACGCATGATTGCGGAGGACTTCCAGCTCAATGTGGGGGACCTGGAGGACACCGGCTACACCATCGGGAGCCGGGTGGAGGACAACCAGACCCTCTTTGACATCATCCAGACCGCATTGGACGAAACCCTCAAGGCCACCTCTCAGATGTATGTGCTGTATGACGATGTGGGCAAGCTGACCCTCAAAAACATTGGCAGCATGAAACTGGGCCTGCTCATAGATGAGGACACGGCTGGGGACTTTGACTATAAAAGCTCCATCGCCTCCCAGACCTATGACAAAATCAAGCTCTCCTATGAGAACAAGGACACCGGGGCGAGGGAGATTTTTGTGGCCCAGGACAGCTCCAACATCAACCAATGGGGCGTCCTGCAATACTATGAAAAGCTGGACAGCACCACCAACGCCAAGGCCATGGCAGACGCCCTGCTGGACCTCTACAACACCAAAACCCGCACGCTCAAGCTGCGGGATGTGCTGGGGGACATCCGGGTGAGGGCCGGGACCCTGCTGGTGGTCATGCTGGGGCTGGGTGACATCAATGTGTCCAGCTATCTCATGGTGGAGCAGGTCAAGCACTCTTTCAACAATGAGCAGCATTTGATGGACCTAAACATGCGAGGTGGTACTTTTGTCACTTGATATTAACCAACTGGTCAAACTGGTCAAGCAGGCCGCCGTGGAGGCCGTCCAGGCAGGCGCTCCCATGAGCGGGGGCTATGGCTATGTGACCTCCACCTCTCCGCTTGAAATCACCGTTGACCAAAAGAAGATATTGACCGAGGCCCAGCTCATCCTCACGGACGCCGTGAGGGATTACACCGTGGAGATGACCACCTTGCCGGAGTATCACGAAACCGAGGAAACCAGCGGCGGGGCCGGGGACGCCGCCTTTGCCCCCCACAAGCACCGATACCAGGGCAAGAAAAAGTGGAAAGTCCACAACGCCCTCCAGATGGGTGAGAAAGTCATCCTGATACGGTGCGATGGGGGGCAGCAGTACATTGTCCTGGGCAGATGGGAGGCGAGGACATAATGGCCACACTACCGACCACCGGCGATGATCTGGACCTCATCACCTTTGCGGTGGAAACCCAGCCCAGCTACACCCACAAGCTGAACATTGACCGCAACCGGGTGAGAGGCATGACGGATGAGCGGGATGCCGTCCTCCAGGCCGTTTACCTCATTCTGAATGTGGAGCGCTACGCTTTCCCCATTTATTCCCGCAACTACGGCTCCGAGCTGTCCGATCTGATAGGCAAGCCCAAAGACTACGCCATGAGCGAGATAAAGCGGCGCATCACGGAGGCCCTGCTCCAGGATGACCGCATCACCTCCCTGGACGGCTGGGAATTTGAAACGGGCAGAAATTGGGTCACGGCCCGGTTTACCGTCCACACAATCTATGGCGATGTGAGCGCCGAAAAGGAGGTTGACATCTGAATGTTTGAGAACATGACCTATGAGGCGCTGCTGGCCAGGGCGCTCTCCAGGGTGACCTCCCCGGTGGACAAGCGTGAGGGCTCCATGGTGATGAACGGCGTGGCCCCGTCCATGGCGGAGCTGGCCCAGCTCTACATTGCGGCGGACTTTGTTTTCCAGGCCACCTACATTGCCACGGCTCCCCGTGAATACCTCATCAAGCGGGCCCATGACCGCAACATGGACCCCTACCCGGCCAGCCCCGCCGTCTATCGGGCGGAGTTTAACATTGAGGTCCCGGTGGGGACCCGTTTCTCCTGCGAGGACCTCAACTTTGTGGTCACCGCCCGCATGGACCCGGAGGAGGACACGGAAACCGGCCTCAGCCACCAGGTCACCTGTGAAACCCCCGGAGCGGCGGCCAATAACTACGGCGGCACCCTCATCCCGGTGGAATATGTGCAGGGGCTCACCCGTGCAGAACTGGTGGAGCTCCTCATCCCTGGCGATGATGAGGAGGAAACGGAGGCTTTCCGCCAACGTGTGCTGGATAGCTTTCAATCCCAGGCCTTTGGCGGCAACCAGGCAGACTACCGGGAAAAGGTGCTGGCCATGAACGGCGTGGGGGACCTCAAAATCCACCCTGTCTGGAATGGCGATATAGCCCCGGCCAGCCTCATCCCGGATGAGGCCGTTGACACCTGGTACACCAGCACCATCTCCACGGTGAGCGGCACGGTGGCCGCCTGGCTCACGGCTGTCTACACGGCGGCCAAAGAGAAAAAGCTCACGGTGGGCGGCACGGTCAAGCTGGTCATCATGGCCTCCGACTACAAAGCCCCCACGCCCACGCTGCTGGAGGAAATCCAGACCGCCATTGACCCGGAGCAGAACGCCGGGGAGGGCCTGGGGCTGGCCCCCATCGGCCATGTGGTCCATGTGACCGGCGTGACGCCGGAGGAGGTGGACATTGAGCTCCACCTGACCTATGCCTCCGGGTGGGATTGGGAGGCCGTCAAAAGCTATGTGGAGGCCGTCATTGACGCCTATTTTGTGGAGCTGTCCCAGGATTGGGCCAGCTCCGATTTTTTGACCGTCCGCATTTCGCAGATTGAAAGCCGCATCCTCTCCGAGTGCTCCAACATGGTGACAGACATCGGCGGCACCAAAATCAACGGCCAGGAGAGCAACCTGGCCCTGGGCCCGGACAGCATCCCGGCCAGAGGGGAGGTCACCGATGGATAGACGCCTTTTAGACTATCTCCCCCCGGTGCTCCGGGAGGTGCTGGAGTTTCAGACCATCAACGGAGCTAATGAGCCGGAAATCTCCCTGGCCTGGGATGCCATGGCCCTGGTGCTGGCCAATCAATTCCTTGAGGACGCCGATGAGGACGGCGTGGCCGTGTGGGAGCAAGAGCTGCGGCTCTTTCCAAAGGACACGGACACCCTGGAGGCCCGCAAGGCCCGCATCAAGGCCAAGTGGAATTTGGAATTGCCCTACACCCTGCGCTGGCTGAAAAACTGGCTGGCGGGCCTGTGCGGCCCGGACGGCCACTCTGTTTCTCTCCAGGACTACACCCTGGACATCCAGCTCGACTACACGGTCCTGCCGGAGGCGGACCGGCTGGCGGGGGAAATCCTTGACATGCTGCTGACGGTCCGCCCGGAGAACATCCACATTTTGATGACCGCCCTTTTGCAGTCTACCGGCGGCGTCCGGCTGGGGGCCTACACGGAGCGCTCCCTGCACATGGACCTGTGGCCCCTGCTGACCAATGAGCTGGAGAGCACCGGCGGCGTCATCGGAGCCGGGCCTCTGGAGTATCGTGCAACCCTTGAAATTTATCCATACGAACAGGAGGAAAGCGGAAATGCCTGACCAGGAAAGAAAGTACGGCACCAGGATAACCACGGCGGGGTCCACCCTCATCACCAACTGCATTTTGGCGGGGACCAAGCTGAAAATCACCCAGGCCGCCGCCGGTGACGGCGGGGGCAGCTACTACCTGCCCAGCACGGAACAGACGGAGCTTGTGAGGGAGCTGTGGCGGGGGCCCATCGTGTCCGCCGAGCAAAACGCCTCTGTCCCCAACATGATGGATGTGAAAATCATCATTGATGACAGTGTGGGCAACTTCATTGTCCGTGAAATGGGCCTCTTTGATGAGGACGGCACCCTCATTGCCATCTGCAACACCCCGGACACGGAAAAGGTGGCCATCTCCACCGGCGTGGACGGGCGGCTCACCATGCTCATGCACATTGTTGTGGTGGACAGCTCCGTGCTGGAGTTTACCATCACCCCGTCCCTGGACACGGTGAGCCCGGAGGACCTGGAGGAGGCCATTGCCGAACACAACACGGACCCGGCCAGCCACCCGGACATCCGGCAGGACATCACGGACGCCGTGGATGACCACAACACCGATGAAACCTCCCACCCGGACATCCGTGTGGACCTCAGCGGCCTGGACAGCCGCCTCTCCGTGCTGGAGCTGAAATATGGCACCAATGTCACCGGCAACAGCTTTGAGGTGACCTTTGGGACCCTCACCGGCGTGGTGGTCACCGGCGTCTGGAATGAAACCTATGCGAGGATTGAGTTTTAATGCCAAGCTATGACATCATCCCTCTTGCCTCCGATCTGCTGGACTACACCATCCAGCGGGTCAAGCAGAAAGAGGCAGAATACAAGCCGGTCAAGGCCTACATCATGGTGGGTGACCAGCTTGTGGAAAAGCTCCTCTATGACAAGGTGAAAGATGACGGAAAGCCTCACTTTCCCAAAAGCCAAACTTTCCACCTGTGCGCCGAGCTCCAGGACTGCGCCGTCCGCATCCTCAAGGGCTGTGAGGCCGCCAATGGCCGCTATTTTGAAACCGAGTATGAGGAGCGGCTCAAGGACCTGGACGGCGTGCTCATCGAGTGCCAGACCATGGAGCAGCTCATCAACCTCAGCTATGGCCGCAAGTACATCACCGGCGACCAATGCCACTATTGGGCGGAGCTGGTGCGCCCGGTCCGTCAAAAGGCTTTCAACTGGAGGAAATCAGACGGCAACCGTGCCGCCGCCCTCCGGGAGGCCAAGGCGGCCCAGGAGCTTGCCAAGATGGGGCAAATGGCCCTGCAAATTGCGGAGGCCCTGCGGCCTCAGTAAACGGATACAACGGCCACCAAGGCCGTGTATTTGGGTGTGACCTGTTTATTTACCTCTACCTCCCCGAACACGAACAACACCAACAACGCCTGGAGGCTGAACTCCAATGGCAATATCAACAACAACAACTGCAACAACTCCAACGGGTCCCGCCCCGCTCTGATGGTAAGGTCCGACCGAGTAGGCCCAAAGCCGAAAGCAGCGCCATCCATCACATCAAAGGAGGTCACATCCAGCCTTGACACCAAGGCAAATACATTGCGCTGATGCACCCCACCGCACACCGAGGCGGCGGGGTGCTGCTGGTCCTGTCCCTGCGGCACCTACACGGCGCACAAGGAGAGGGAGGCCCGCCGCCGGGATGACAGGGGGCCGCCCGCATGTTTACAGGGGTGCAAAGACCCGTGCTGAAATTCTCTGAGATATGCACCTTTTCGGTGCTCTACAAAGCCTACCTGGCGGCCAGACGGGGCAAGCGCTCCAGGGCCGCCACCGCCAACTATGAGGTCCACCTGCTGGCCAACATCGTCAACCTTGTCTACATCCTGCAAACCAAAATCTACCGGCCCGGACTGTTCCGTGTGTTCTATGTCTACGAGCCCAAAAAGAGATTGGTGCAGGCCCCGGCCTTTGTTGACAAAGTGGTCCAGCACGCATTGGTGGACAACCTCATCTATGAGCGCATCACCAACAGTTTCATTCTGGATAACTACGCATCGCAGAAAGGCAAAGGGCTCCACTTCGGTCTGGACCGGCTGCGTGGATTTTTCACGGAATACTGGAACAAATACCGCACGGCGGAGGGCTGGGTCCTCAAGGCAGATGTGCGGCATTTCTTTGCGTCCATCGACCACGACAAGCTCAAGGAAAAGCTCAAAAAGCTGGACCTTGAGCCCATCGTTTTTGACCTGCTGTGTACCTACATAGACAGCACGGACGGCCTGCCGCTGGGCTACCAGACCAGCCAGCTTTTTGCCATGCTGTTCCTGGATGAGTTTGACCACTTCGTCAAGGAAAAGCTCCGCATCCGCTGGTATGGCAGGTACATGGATGACTTTTTCCTCATCCACCCAGACAAGGACTATTTGCAATTCTGCCTCAAGGAAATCCGGGCCTTTATGGCCAGCCTGGGGCTGGAGCTCAATGAGAAAACCCAGATTTTCCCCATCCGTAACGGGATTGATTTTCTGGGCTTTCACACCTATCTGACCGAGGAGGGCAAGGTCATCCGCAAGCTGCGGCACAGCAGTATCAAGCGTATGCGCTCCAAGCTCCGCCGGTGGGAGCAGGACTATCCGGCGGGCCTTGTGACCCGTGAGAAAATCCTGCAAAGCTGGCAGGCCTGGAACGCCCACGCCGCTCACGGCAACACCTGGTCCCTGCGCCAGCAGGTGCGGGACCGTGTGCAAAACATTCTAAAGGAGGAAATCTAATGGCCACAACTACCCTGGGCAACAAGTCCACCGGCAGCATTATCAAGCTGAAAGAAAACGGCACGCTGGTGGACTTCTATGCTGCCAAGCACGACTATGAAAGCGGCCTCAACGGGGCCGGGAGGACGCTGGTGGTCCGCAAGGACACCTATGATGACCGAGTGTGGGACAGCGGCAATGTGAACGCCTACGCCAGCAGCGACCTGGATAGCTGGTTTAACAGCACCTACAAAAACATGCTGGACGCCGACATCCGCTCCCTCATCGGCACCACCAAAATCCGCTACACCCCCGGCAACGGCAACTGGACGGTGGGCACCCTGGAGCGGGCCATCTTTGCCCTGTCCCTCACTGAGCTGGGGCAATCCCACACCTATGCCAACACGGAGGGCTCCGCCCTGCCCATTGCGTCCACCCTGCGGATTGCCTACCGCAACGGGAGCGCCACCACCCAATGGACCCGCTCCCCGAGCACGGGCAACGCCGGCGTCGCCTGGGTGCTGGGCTCCGATGGCGATGTCAACGGCGGCAGCTGCAACGACTCCTACGGGTCCCGCCCCGCTTTCACTCTCCCCTCCTCCCTCTATGTGAGCGATGACGGCTCTGTGTTTCAGAACACCGCCCCCTCTACGCCCGCCAGCATCTCCGTCCCCAGCAGTATTGACGGCGGCAGCACCATCACCGTGAGCTGGGGCACCTCCACGGATGCAGAGGGCAACCTTGAGGGCTACATTGTCGAGCGCCAGACGGACGGCGGCTCCTGGTCCCAAATCTATCAGGGCACCGCCACCAGCACCACCAACTCCGTGGCCTTTGGCACCAACACCGTGGCCTACCGGGTCAAGGCCTATGACGCCGCCGGACTTGAGAGCGGCTGGAAAACCAGCAGCACGGTGACGGTGACCAACAACCGGGCCCCCGGCGCTCCCGGCAGTCTGACCGTCCCCGCTGTTGTCCGTGGCGGCAGTAACCTGGCCATCTCCTGGACGGCGGCCTCTGACAGTGACGGCAACCTCAGCGGCTATGAACTGGAGCGGCAGGTGGACGGCGGCTCCTGGACACAAATCTATAAGGGCTCCGCCCTGGCCTACACCGACACCATCACCGCCGGGTGGAACACTGTGGCCTACCGTGTACGCTCCTATGACAGCTACAACGCCACCAGCACCTATGTGACCAGCGAAACCCGGACGGTGGACAACAACGCCATCCCGGTCATCACCAGCTCCACGACCTCCGGCACCGATCTGGGGACCAAGGAGGACGGCTTTGACCTGACCTACACGGTGACGGACGCTGACAGCGACACCGTGACGGTGAAAGAATACCTGGACAATGTGCTCAAGCGGACCTACACCGCCACCCTGGGGCAGAGCAACACGGTCCAGTGTGTCACCGCCGCCAACTGGCAGAAAGTCCTCAACGGTGCCCACACCATCAAGGTGGTGGCCAATGACGGCAAGGCGGACAGCACCCCCTACACCGTGACCTTTACCAAGGCGGTCTATGAGGCCTCCATCACGATGGCAGAGCCCATTGACGCCGATGACACCATCACCGTCATGGTGCTCAACATCCTGGGCTCCATCCCCGGTGATGCAGACCTGGAGGTCCTGGTGACCAACAACGCCCTGGATGATGAGCCGGTCTGGGAGGACGCCACCGCCGACATTAAGAACGGCAACAACCACATTTTCACCAACAAGACCGCCACCAACGGCTTTGCGTTTAACTTTAAGTTGACCGTGAGCCGGGGGAGCAGCAACACCGGCGGCTACATCACTAACATCGGAGGTGCTTTTCAGTAATGGGCGTGAAAGTGAACAAGGTGAGCCTCAAGGACCTGCACAACCGGCAGAAATCCATTGAGGAGCTGACCCAAGAAAATGAGGAGCTGCGGCAAAAGGTGACAGCGGCGGAAACTCAGCTGACTGACACCCAGCTTGCGCTCTGTGAAGTCTATGAGCTGATTTTGGGAGGTGTGTAAGACATGGCAAAGGTCTATGCCGATCTAATCAAAAAGGGCCTCAAGACCCTGGATGATGTCCCGGCTCAGCTCCGGGATGATGTGGAGGCTTTGCTTGCGGAGAACAGCCATGTGTAAGCTCCGTGAGTTATTGCTATATATCCTGTTGAGAAAGGAGGTGGAATGTATGGCCGTTGTGTACGCTACCCTCATCGTTAAGGGGCTCAAGACTATTGAGCAGGTGCCCAGCCTCATCAAGAGCCAGGTGGAGGAAATCCTGGTGGCTCTGGAGGTGGAGGTCTAAGTCCTCCAAACCAAGCGAAAAGGGGCTGTTGCAAAACAGCCCCTTTTCCATTTTGTAAAGGAGAAAGCCTACATGGTTATTGAACTTTCTTTGGGCGGCCTGCTCACTTTGCTGGGCATCCCCACGGCCATCACCTCCCTGGGGCTCTGGATACTCCAGCGCAAAATGGCCAAGCGGGAGGAAATCCGAGATAAGCGGGAGGCCGCCCGTGAGAAAAATGAGGTCCTGCTGATACAGAACACCAGGGCGGCCCTGGCGCTGGCTGAGGCCACCGCCGTGGCCGTCCAGCGCATCCCGGATGCACATTGCAACGGGGACATGCACGCCGCCCTTGAATACGCCCGCAAAGTCAAACATGCCCAAAAGGATTTTTTGACCGAGCAAGGCGTCAAGGCCATTTATTGAGGCCCGCCATGCGGCTGTTTTTCCTTGCCCTGCTGGGCATGGTGGAAATCCTCTGGCGGGACTGGAGAGGAGGGCATGAAAAATAGACACCTCAAAAAAGCTGCTCTGGGCCCATGTGACTATTTCTGTCCTGCTTTGCGTGGCCACCATCGTCACCAACTACCTGGGCTTTGATGTCACGGCCCTGGCAGGCCTGGCCGGGGCCTCCCTTTTGACCAACGGGGCCTGGGGCGGTTTCTATTTCTGGAAAGCCAAAAACGAAAACCGGGCCAAATATGCCCAGCGGTTTCTCAAGCAGTTTGCGGACAAGTACGGGGCGGATGTCGCTGTCCGTGTGGCGGAAATCGTGCTGAAAGACTGAGTAAAGGAGCGTTTTCAATGAGTAAAATGACCGCCAAGGCCTTTGTGGACAAGGCCGTGGACATCGCCAAGAACTACAAGACCTTGTATGTGATGGGGTGCTTTGGGGCCCCCCTCACCGGCTCCAATGTGAGCCGCTACTGCAACAACCACTCCTACAACAAGAACGCCACCCGCACCGCCATGATTAAGGCGGCGGCCAACCAGAGCCCGCCCGTTTTCGGCTTTGACTGCGTGTGCCTCATCAAGGGCATCCTCTGGGGCTGGGACGGGGACGCCTCCCGGACCTACGGCGGGGCGGGCTACGCCATCAACGGGGTGCCGGACATCGGCGCTGATACCATGATTACCAAATGCACCGGGGTGAGCACCACCGGCTGGGATGATATGGTCATCGGTGAGGCCGTCTGGATGTCCGGGCACATCGGCATCTACATCGGGGACGGCCTGGCGGTGGAGTGCAGCCCCAAGTGGGAGAACAAGGTGCAAATCACCGCCGTGGGCAACATCGGCTCCAAGGCGGGCTACAATACCCGCCGATGGACCAAGCACGGCAAGCTGCCCTATGTGGACTACACCGGGGCCTCTACCGGCGGCGGGTCCCAGGGCACCACCCAGCCCAGCAAGCCCTCTGAGGGCACCGTGGGGGCCTGTGTGGGCGACACTGTGACCTTTACCGGCAACAAGCATTATGTGAGCTCCAACGCCCTCAACGGCTCCGCCTGCAAGCCTGGCAAGGCCAAGGTCACCGCCATGGCCGGGAACGCCAAGCACCCCTACCACCTCATCAAGGTGCCCGGCGGCGGCTCCACCGTCTACGGCTGGGTGGACGCCGCTGACATCCAGGTGGAGGGCGGCATCACCGTGGGCTCCAAGGTCAAGGTCAACAAGGGGGCCAAGACCTACACCGGCGGCGGCCTGGCCTCTTTCGTCTACACCAACACCTACACCGTCATCCAGGTGGACGGTGACCGGGTGGTCATCGGCCAGAATGGCGTGGTGACTGCCGCCGTCAACAGCAAGGACCTCACCCTGGTGGGGTAACATAGAAAAGGGAGGATAAAATCATGGAAAGCATTTTTGACTGGTCCGTTATTCTCAGCATCGTGGGCGTCCTGGTGATTGTCACCAACATTGTGGTGCAGGTGCTCAAAAAGCTCACCTGGGACAAGCTGCCCACCAACATCCTGGCGGTGCTCATCGCCATGGCCCTCACCCTGGCGGCCTTTTTCGCCTACTGTGAAATCAAGGGCGTGGCCATTGTCTGGTACACGGTGGTGGGCGCTGTGGTCCTGGGCTTTTTCGTGGCCTATGCCGCAATGTTTGGCTTTGATAAACTGAAAGAGGCCATTGCCCAGCTTGACCAGAAAAAGACCGAATGACGCAAGAGAGCCGGAGAGGGTCACACCTCTCCGGCTCTTTTTTTATGCTCTTTTACAGGGTGTAGTCCTGGGTGGCCGCTCCGATCTGGGCGGCCAGCTCCCGGAGGACGCTGCCGGTTTTGGGCTCTGTGTACCAGAGCGCCAGCATCCGCTCCCCCTCCTGGGTGGTGTAGTGGAACACGGCAAACCACTTGACCGCCTTGCCATAGGCCGTGGTGGCCGTCGTGCCGTGATACCGGGCCATGAAATTGCGCTCCGGCATCATCTCCAGGCCTGTCACCTTTTCCAGCGGGAGGGTGGCCGCCGGGCCGTTTGTCTGCCGGAACACCAGCCCCGCCTCCGTCCGCTCCATGAAACAGGGGCCGTCCTGGGAAAAGCCCCGCAAGCCCTCATAGTGCATCATGCGGGCCCCCGCCGGGAGGTCCTTTTTCTTTCTGCCAAACATCTCAATGCCCTCCTGTTCAAGCGGCCCGCACCCAATACTTGAGGAGCTGGATGTATTCCTCAAGTGGGCGGTTTTCCGCCACCTCTGCGTTGTAAAGGCTGGTCATGTACTGCATCCATGTTTTCCGGCCCTGCAACTTGATTTTACCTAAATAGCCGTGTCGAGAACGCACGGAAAGCGCCTTGTCTGCCATGCGGGTGATATTCACCGCCGGGCTCTTTCTGGCCGCCACCAGGGCGGCCTCAAGCGCATCAAGGAAACGCTTTTCATCCTCCGTGAACAA